ATCTTGTGGAGTATTTACAAACATCAAAATAGCGATAAGGGAAAACGCTAATCCAACAACTCCCAAAGCCAACACAGGAACAACCATTTTGTCGAGCTTTGTAGCGTATTCGCTTGTAGCTACTTGAGCATAGGCTTGTCTTGCAGAATCTCGGTCTTGGACTTCTAACTTGGCATATTCAAGGTCTAATTCTTTGAGCTTTAAAGCCATTTCAGGATCACCAGTAAGTGCTTTTGTAACACCTTCAACAGTCGCATCATCAATACCTAGCTTTGAGGCTATCCAACCTACGGCAGCTCCTCCTGCTGGCCCTGCAACTGCTGTAGCCAAAACAGGAGCAACTCCTTTAAGTAATCCTAGCAATGTATCCATTATTTATAACCCCATACTAAAAAATAAGCTATTACACCAGCTATTGCAAAACACCAAAACTGTGCAACTTTAGCTTTATGTAAATCTTTATCAAATTCTTTTTGAAACTGTTTTTCTTGCTTTTCCAACTTGGCTTTTAAAGCCTCAACTTCTACCCATCTTTGACCATATTTCTTTAAGAAGTCAGCTCTTAATTTTGCTTCTTCTCGTCTTACTTGTTCTTCATGTTCCCATTGAATTAAAACTCTTTTAAGAAATAATTCTTTACGGACTTCGTTTTCTCTTAGTTCTCTGCGCCTATCTAGATTGCGTTGTTGAGCTACATCACTAGCTTCTTTTTGAGTGTCAGAAATGCTTTTAGAAAGCTCTTTGCTTACATCTCGACTAGCATTTAAGGAGCTACTAAGAGATTTTGCTCCTTCCAAAAATCCAAATTGGTCTGACATACATTTTCATTTTCCTGAAAAGTAACTCCCAACAAAGCCAATTACTCCGCTAATGACCGATAAAATTCCCAATCCCATCCACAAAGCGCCTCTTGATTGATTTACAAGTCGGACTAATTCTTCGATTGAACCCTCTAATTTGTCTATTTTTTTAGACATTTCTTCTAATTTTTTTTCGTTGTTCTCCACAGTATTCCACAAAACTCCATAGCGAACTGGATCTAGCTCGAATGACATATTAAGCCTTCATAATGTAAGCAAGAGCATAGTAAGGTGGCAGATTAGCGTTAGTTCCGCTAACACCAGCAGTAGCATTGGTTGTAGTTGTAGCAACACTAATTCCTGTTGTATTAGATAAAGTTGCATGACCTGGCACATTACCCATTCCAGTTGTAAATGCTGCTCCAGCTCCTCCTCCATTTGGTGCGCCATTTGAAGGTGAAGTATGTGTATGACCAGGATCTGTAACTACAGAAGTTGAGGTTGCTGTATGAGTATGACTTACAACTATTGCATCAGCAGTTCCTCCTGTAGCGTTTACAGCGTAAGTATTACCAGCTCCAACAATAAATCTATCTCTTAAATCAGGAGTTCCGTTTGTTCCATCACATAAATACCAAGTTGCAGGAATAGAACCAGTAGATCCTGACCAAATAATTATTCCACCGCTTGGAATAGCAGGAGCTGAAGTTGGAGCATTTTGCAAAATTGGATAAATATTATCCAAAGTCTGAATTAATACCGCATCAGCGTTTTGAAGAACAAACTTGTAGGAATAACCAGTAAGCAACCAAATTTGCTGTGGAGTTCTACCTGAAGCATCCAAAACAATAGGATTAGCGTTAGGTATAGTTCCACCATTATCTGTGTAAGTTACTAATGGGGTAGAAGATCCTGCTTGATAGGTGTAGATTAAACCACCAGCTAAAGGAACTCCATTGTCATCAAAGAATTGCTGACCTACTCCGTATGGGGATAAAAGAACTGATGCCATAATTATTCCTTACCTATGTCTTTAAGTTTAATTCCTGCTTTTGGTGAAAGTCTTTTTTCAGACTCCTCTTGAGCTGCTTTTGCTGCTGCTTTTGCTTGTCTTTCAGCTTTCATACCGCCTAAAGTGCTTCTTAAAATTGTTCCTCCAAATGGAACTTTCATATTAATTGCTGTTTCTGTAAGTCCAGCAGCAATATTTTCAGCAGTTTCTTTTGCAGCTCTAGCAGCGTTTTCTTGTCTAAGTATTTCTGTATTTGACACATTGACAGAATGAACACCTTTTCTTGGTTCACTTAAATTAGCAACATCAGCTAAGTCTTGCAAATCTTTTACAGTCATATTGTCAAACATTACAGGCAAATTAGACTTATTTTGCTCATAAATTATTTTGTTTAAATTTGCTTGGCTTACTGTTCCTTTGTCATTTCTGATGCCTGAATTTAATTTAAACTCATCAATTTTTAATTTATTTAATGCTTGATGTTCAGGAGAATTTCTGCCAATCAAGTCCAACATTCTTTCAATGTTTACTTGAGGAGTATTAGAAGCATAATGCTTGGCTACAAAATTATTAGCAGCAGGATGAGGAATACCAGCTTCTATTTCATCAGGAGTTCTAGTATCAGAAATAGCTGCTTTATAAGCTGGATTTTTTTCTTTGGCTTTTAATGCAGCAACAGCTTTTCTAGCTTCATCATATAAGGGTTTATACTGAGCAAACTCATCTTTAATTGGAACTTGCTCTAGTTTTTCTCTAATAATGCTTGCTGCTTGAGCTTCTAAAGGATCTTTAGAAGTTCTTGCAATAGTAGCTGTATCAGTTCTGAAGTTTTCATATTGTTCAGGAGTCATAAACCCTTGAGCCAATACTTCATCTAAATCAGCTTGCAATCTTGCAGGAACATACCTAGTTCTTTGTTTTTCTTTAAGACCATTAATAATATTTTCTCTTAATGCTCCAATATCAATAGGAGCTTGTGATCCACCAGCAGCTCGGTTTGCTTTTTCATACAAAGCTCGAATATTTGCTTGGTCATTAATGTAATCATTTTTTAACTTATCCAATGGCATTGAAGCCAATCGAATTGGATCGTTATCAAAAACATCAGGAGAAACTTTTTCTTTAATTGTGTTGAATCCTTGAATTAGCTTAGGATCACGCTCCTCAAATCTAGCTTGTAAATTAGGATCTGTTTTTCTAGCATTAAACTCATTAGACATTAAAGATGTGTTTTCTAATGCTTGTCCTTCTGTTGGAACTAAACCATATTTAGCAAATTTATTATGGTTTTCAATGACTTTAATGTTTTCTTCTGTAGCTAGTTTTTCAATAGGAGTATTTTTTAATGATTCTTTTAAATAATCAGGAGCTTCAGTTAATGCAACTTGAACCCTATTTTGCAGATTTGCTTCCGCAGCTCCAACTCCTGACATTGTTGGTTTAGCACTAGGAGCTTGAGCAGTTTTTGGAAAACGATTGTCAAACTGCTCTTGAAGTTTTAATACAGTAGTCTTAGGACTAGGCAATTTAGCGCCAACACCTACTCCTAATGTGCCAAGCATATTTTCCACATCTTGCTTTGGTATGCCTGTTTTTTGGGAAATAGCATCAGCTCCTTCGCCAATGTATTGCCCAATCTTATCCATAATTCTGCGAGTAGCTTCTTGCTTATAGGCAGGATCTTCGGTAATGCCAAAAGTTTTTCCAATAGAAGGAGCGTTAGCTACCTTTTGAGCTGTTGCAGTAGCTTCTTCAGGAGATTGCCCAAAAGCTCTGCCACCAGCATAAACAACTTGACTAGCAGCAGCAGGAACAGCACTAATAGCTATATCTGCAACAGAAGCTAAACCTTTGAGTAAATTTTTGCGTTCTTCTAAACGAGGTATTTTAGGTGTTGATTTTTTTTCTTCTTTAGTTGGCTCTGCTTTGCCACCCATTAGAAAACTACTAAAGTCATCTGTTGCTTCTTTAGCAGTTGGTTGAGCAACTGCTGATTTAGCACCAAATATATTCTTTCCACCTTTTTCCATAAGAATCATAGGGCCACTAATCACATGACGAACAGCAGGATTAGAAAGGTCTATTTCTTGGTCAGGTTTTAAACCAGTTCTTTGAGCTACAAAGTTAATATAGCCTTCAGTATCGTTTTTATCTTGAGGAGGAGCATAACGACTAATAACTCCTCTTAAAGTATTAATGTTATGTTTTGTTCCATAGATTCTTAGATTGTCATCCATAGCTTTAATGCCTTCTTCATAGCTAGAAGGTTGTTGAAAGCCTGTAGATGATCCAACTGGTCTTAGATTGCCAACATTGTATTGATTGACACCGCCAACAGGATTAGCTTGTGGGTTAGGCTTTGCTTGCCCACCCATTAAAAATTGGCTGAAATCATCCATTACAGAGTTCCTGTTTGCTCTAATTTCTTAACATTATTGTATTGCTCATTAAAAATCTTTAGTTGATTTTTATCAGTTCCTAGTAATTCATCTCTAGCTTTGGCTTTTTCTTCCTTAGACATTCTTGGATCGTTAAAGATATTCATAGCTTGGAATATCTTAGGATCAGCGTTTTTAGACCACATTTGCTCAAATGACTTTAAGTTTTGATCTCCAAACTTGTCAGAGAATTTCTTAATTGCTGTCGCTTTTGAGTCAAGAGCTGTCATATCAGCTTGAGTTCTACGAGCAATTTCAATCAATACTTTAGGAGGATAAGTTTCATCTCCGTTTGCCATTCTTTGTAATTGCTGTCCTGCAACTGTATCCATAGAACCGCCTGTTGCTTTAATATTAGCAATAGCAGCGTTGGCTAAGTCTTTAGATAATTCTTTATATCGAATACCTTGCTCAGTTCCAAGGAAGGTAGATAAGTTTCTTTCAATAGAACCCAAAACTCCTGAAGTTGGCAAAGTCGCTGATTTCTCAAGCTCCATAGCCTTTTTAATAACTTCATCCACATTTCTACGAGAGGCAGGAAGTTCTGACTGTCTAGCAATTAAAGCTGTTTTTGATGCTGTTCCAACTTTACGCTCATCTTCTTCCTGTGGAAGTGCTGTATAGGCTTGACCAGCTTGTCTAATTGGATAAGACAAAGGAACTGGTTTGCTTAAATCAGTTTTAACTGGTTGGCTCATATCTTGAGGTTGAACACCAGTTTTAGGAACTGTAGCAGGAGCTGTGGCAGAAGTAGGAGTTTCAGTTCCTTGCACATTTGGCTGATAACCACCTTGAGGCAACTGTGATGGCAATATGCCACCAGGATATACTTTTTCAAGCTGAGTTTGAGCGCTCAAAGTTTTTGCCAAACTCATAGCTAACCAAGACCTTAGTTCAGTTGGCGAACCATTTACAGGAATTCCTGATAATGTTTGATTAACAGCATTTTCAGGAGTATTCATCCTCTTAGCGTTTTCTTTTACTGAATTAACAATATCGTCAGAAGTTAAGTCAGGTTTTGTCAAAAGACCTTGGATGCTTTGAGTAACTTGAGTTGTATGTTTTAAAGCATTATCTAGGGTTGCAGTATCGGCTTGCATTGTTGCAGTTTGAGCCTGTGCTTGACCTTGTTGAATTGCTGAAGGCAATAAAGCCTTTTCTCGTTGCAATGCAGTAGAGGTTCTTCCAAGATCAACCATTTCTTGAATAGACATAGCTTTAGGAGCTTGCGTATTTCCATAAATACTTGCATCAGGTAATGTGCTGAGAGCTGGCATATTATGTCCTTAAATTCAAAGAGCTTAAATTTCCACCTGATTCGGTTGGCCCTATTTGGTTTTGATATGTATAACCAGTATTTCTATTTCCGCTTATTCCCATATTTTGATATGGATTTGGATTTTGATTCATAGCGTAATAAGTTCCAGCGTTTGCTACTCCTTGAGCTGTATTTGCATAAATATTGCCTTGAGCTATCTGAGAAGCTGCTTGTGCATTACCTGATGCAGCAGTCAAACTAGCAATATTAGTTCCAGTTCCAAGCATTGCATTAGCTTGACCAGTTGTTCCTGTAAGACCAAAGTTAGCAATGTCTCTTAAATTAGAGAAAATGTTGCCTCTTTGAGTTTGAAATTGGTTAAAAGCATTAGCATATTCGCCTGAAGCAAAGTTTTGCGTATAGTCTTGCAAGCTACGCAAAGCGTTACCGCTTACAGCTCCACCGCTTACATTTGATGCCATTAAATTAGCTTTTTGACCTTGACCTAATCTAAAGTCATAACCTGGTGCTAAATATTCGTTTAAATCACGATTAGTAAATTGTTGCGTAAAGTAAGGATCTTCAGACATCTTATTAAGAGCTGTAACCCCCTTATTTACATAAGGATTGTAAACATCAGCAGCTCTTTCACCAGTTTCTAATAACTGACCTTGCGCTCTAGCTGCTGCATCTGCTTGAGTTTTGGCAGCGCTTTTAGCTCCTTGGCTCGCCATGTAGCCTGAAGCTACTGATCCTACTACGATAGCTGTTGCGACTCCTGACATTTAATCTCTCCTTATTGCAATACTTAAGGCTTGTCGATAATCAATAGTAATTTCTTCGCCTAAATTACCCCCATGACACCCATTTATAGCCTTTTTTGCCACTAAATCAATGTCATTATTATCTCTTAAAACCATAATTCCGTTAACATTTTTTGAATGATTCGTATATCTGCCAATTGGAGTTCTTTTGCCGTTTATTCTTGCAGGAGCAATCACTTCTCCTTCTTTAAAGTTACCAGTAGCAAATACTCCTTTTCCATCAATTCTTGAGTTGGCTACCATTACTTTGTAATTTCCAAAAGGCATAGGAATTTGATCGTCTGTATTTTCTGTCTGTTTTCTAACAGTTTCATGGTCAAAACCAAACTCAGCTATAGCTAAGTAATAATCAGCAATATCTGAAGAATGGTCTAGGGTAAGCAACAGCTTTTGTGAGCTTTGGTGATCTTGCCAAGTCATGCTTTTAAGCAAAAACATATTTTCTAGCTTTTCTATATCTTTTTCGCTTGTTGCATAAACATTCTGCCAAATCATATCCTCATGGATATAACCTATTTTTCTTCCAGCTTTGGCTACAAATGTTTGTGGAGCTACAAGTTCTGTATGAGAACCATCTTCATTCACCATAGTTACTCTACCAGCAAGCATAATATTTAAATGCTCGGTTTTTTGATAATGACCTATAGAGAATGTTCCTGCTGGAATCCTTACTTCTCTAATATAAATATTAGGAGCAAAGTGATGCGTAACAGGACAATCAGCTTGTTTTTCTTGTAAAAAGTGCTTTTCTAATTTTTGCACCTTTTCTTCAGTTATGACTTGTAAGTTAGACATTGTAGTAAGGAACTTTATAAATTCTGCCGTTTACTGTCATTTCAATAAATCCAACAGGATTAGCTGGTAAAACAGCACTTCCAGCACTTGCTGAAGGAGCTATCCTAGTGAAATTAAGAAGATTAGAAAAGAATATCTGCCAAGCTCTAGTTGGTCTTTTAGTTTGCTCATCCATAAAATCAGTCTGTGGATAAGGATTATCTTGGGATGGCCCCCATATTTGATTTGCCATTAATTTTCTCCTACAGATGCTTTTAAGTTAGCCGACACAATGACAGCTTTAACTGGATCTGTAACGACTACTTCATAGATTCGATCCCTAGCTTGTCCTAATCTGCGCCAAATAATACGATTTTGATATTTACCAACCTTACCAATTCCAGCCCAATGCTCATTAGACCAAGTAGAACCGCCATCATTAGACCAACGCAACATAGCTTGAGGGTTTATACCTATGTCATTATCTCCTAATGGAAAAGTTTCTATGCCTTGCAGACCAACACCAGGTTGAAACTGTATCTGTAACTCATCAAAATACTGTCGTTGGAAGTCAGCTACTAAATGAGGACATCTTCTCATTCTTCTAATGTGAGTTCCGTTATCTGTGTAGTTGTTAGGATCTAAACGATAAATTTGCCCATTTTCGTAATCGCCAACTAAAAACTGATTTTGGAACAAAGCTCCACAATTGGATCTATGCCGTTTGTAGTTGTTTTGAGTATCAGTCCAAAGCCATTTATGCCAAAGTCCTGTTGCTCCATCAAAAACCCATGTCAGCTCAAGAGTTGGGAAAGTTACGACATAGCACTCATGTCCTTCTAGCTGATAGGTATAAGCTACGGCATCACTAATAGTTTGATTTACCAAAGTGTTTTCTACCGCATGAGTAGAAATACGCTGTGGGAAATACCCATTCATTTGCACAATAACCGCTTGACCACGATCATTTCTAGACACATAAGCAAAGGAGTTGCCAAATCGAGCCATTGAGAATTGAGCTGCTATTCCATGCTGTGAGGAAGCGCCTGGTATTCTTTGGAAAGGAAATGGGAAAGTTCCTACATCTGCCCAAACTTCAGAAGTCTTTTCACCTAGCAAATAAATCTGACCATGATCGACTATTAACGATACAAGATCGTCAGGCCCTGTAAATTTAGAAGCAAATGAAAGCCCATAGGTAATTGGAGAAAGCACATCAGAAGCAGCGTATTGCTGAGTATTAGGTCTGTTATAAACAAAGTAATTATCAACAATATCTACTACAGAACCACCAGCAAAAGCTCCATCTGTAGAAGGAAGTTCACTAAAGTTTAATCCATACATAGTTCTAGAAGTAACAGTCTGACTATTGTTGATGACATAGTTACCAGTTGAACCAGTTCCTGTTCCAAAGGTCAAAGTTAGGGTTAAACCTGTTCCTGAACCATCTGAGGAAGTAGAGGCATTATTAGCAGGAACAGAAGTATATTGACCTGAAAAGGTTCTTGTAAGTCCTGTAACAGCTCCTGAACCGCCTATGGAAGTAACTGTATAAGTAGCAGGACTAGATCCATAAACACCGCCTAAAACAGTTATATTTTCGTTTACAGCGTAACCAGTTCCTGCTGTTGCTATGGTTTCGCTAAGAACAGTTCCGCTACCCAAAGCTGTAATAATGGTTTTAGCCGTTACTGTAGATCCTGTAATAGTTTGACCTGCATACAAAGTTCCGCTAGAAACAGCAGAAACAGTTAAAGTTGTTCCTGACATATCTGCTGTTATTACAGCTCCAACAGTAGCTGAGTTCATTTGAATTGCAGTAGGAATAGTATGGCTTTGATTGATAGTCCAAGATGTTCCTGAACCACCAGTTATAACTGTTTGATTTAGGATTCCAATACCAAACAAAGATTGACCAGCCGATATTGTTCCGCTTTGCAACAAAGTTACAGTAAGGGTAGTTCCGCTAATTGTTCCTTGAAATACAGCAGAAGCTGGATTAGAAATGCGCCAAGTGTAACGATTAGAACCATCTACGATATAGACATTTAGACCATTATCGGTAATGCCTACTTGACCAGTTGAGCTATTTAGCTGACCTACGATTGTTGCAGTAAAGGTTGATCCCATTACATAAACATAAGGGCCACACACTACCACCAAATAATCGCCACCTGAAACAGTTCTCATACCCCTTACTTGTTGGGCATTTTGAAGCGTTACGACATTGGTAAGTCCTGGTGTTGGATAAAGAGCAATAACTTGTCTAGCACCTTGAGGAAGGGTAGGATCAATTTCAGGTCTAAAGTTTATGCACTCCTGAGCATCTTGGTAGATGGAAGGAGCTTCATAAGCTGCGCCAACAAAGCCAAAGTCTGCCATTTTTTAGCCTTATCTAAAGAAACCGCCATTAAGAATCCAACCAGCATCTTTTTGTCGGCTTGAGAGCATTGCATCTGCAAATTGAGCTGATGCCATAGGTTTCATATTGGTGCGTTTTAAAGTCGCTTTAGCTTGTGCAGCATAAGCATTAATCATAGCTATTTGTGTTGCTGAGGCTTTGCCATACATAGGCATTAAACGCTCTGCCAAACACCATCTAAGAGCCATTGAATAGCCTTGAGGAAGGACTATATCGTCATACATAGTGCCGTAATTACTAAACAAGGTCTGAGCAAATAAATGCACTTCACCTTGTGATGGGTTTGGCCATAGGAAAACATTTCCTGATTGCTCATTTGGATTGAAATATACCGCTTTTGGCCATGGGCCATTCAGCGTTTTTAGACCAATAGAGTTGTAGTTATCCAAAGCTAAAACTGCCATTTGGTAATCCAAACCACCATTAGCAATAGGCTGACCATTAGAGCTAGTATTTACCCTTACATAAGCGCTATCAATTCCTAATGGTTTTTGATAGTAAGCAGTAATGGTAGAAGCAACAATAGTTCCAGTTATCGTTGTAGAGGCTACAGTTTGAGAAGCGCTGACTGTATAAGTTCCAACTCCACCAGTTCCTGAAATGAGAGCTGAAATAGTAGTTCCTGCCGTTACTCCAGTTCCGCTAATTACAGAACCTACATTGACAGCACCTGAAGTCATAGCTGTAACAGTAAGCGTTGTTCCTGAGATTGAACCAGTAAAGACAGGAACTTGAGTTGGTTGAGTAATATTTAAAAGATAAGTTCCTTGTTCGTTTACATTACCACCAGCTCCTGTCAGATTGCGAACAATCCGAGTTCCGCTAGTAATGCCTTGACAGTTTAAATATTGACCTTGAGCTACAGCTCCTGAATTGATGCCTGTAACTGTCAAAACATTACCTGAAAAAGTGCCTGTAAAGTTTGATCCAATAAAGTTAGCAGTAGAAGGATTAGGGCCAATCGTATATTGCACTTGACCAGCTATGACAGGAAAAATGATCTCCGTAATGTTGAAAACCATCATATCCTCGTTAGACCATTGGTCTATAAGGTCATTCATCAAATCAAAAGCATCTCTAGCTGCATCTGCTGTAGGTTGTTCTCCAGCTTCCAAAGCTCCTATGTCTTTTAATGAGCGACTAATGATGTCAATTGGTTTGGTCATAATAGTTCCTATTCAATAGTAAAGGTATCCACTAACCAAGGAAATTCACTTTTTTTACTATTCTTTAATGCTTCTAGTTGTTTCTCTAAATTTAATTTTATGATGTTTACATCATCTTTGGTAGTATCTTGCTCCAACCAACGAATTAAATCTTCTTCTTTAATTTCTGAATAAGGTTTAGCAATTGTTCCTTCAAGGAAACAATGATAGCCTTCAGTTTCGACAGTATTTGTTTCATTTTGTGCTTTCAATAAAAATTGAACTTCTATTACCTTTTCATTTTCAGAAAAGACTTTTAAGATAGACCATTCGTAATTTGTCATGGCAAAGTCGCTATAAAAGCACTAGCATCCGTCATCACATTCCCATCGGCATCTTGCAGTTCTGCACCAGCTAAGACTTCTTTTTTGAAGTTTTGGTAGTCGGTGTTGGCTAGGTCGAATGGGATGCAAGCGTTGTCAGATAGTCTTTCAACGGCTTTAGGCTCACCAAAGATAGGACTGTTTGGGTATTGTTTGTACATTTTATAACTCCGCACTTAATTTTAATGCAGTAACATTTGGATTTATATTTGAAAGATTTGTTCCGCTTGTTGTAACCCACCAAATATAAGGAGTAATTGTTGGAGTTCCTGCCCCAACACCAGTATCAGCGTTCCATGTATAGGTAGATGTAGGCGTTGCTCTCATCGTTACTGGATATTGATACATTGACATTTGGTAGTTATCACCCCTGTAAAGCATTGCATAAATAGTGCTTGCTGGTTGTATGTAATATCTTTGGCAAAGTGCAAATTCAGTACCATAAGGTCTGTAATCAAAGCTAGTAGCTGTAGAGCCTACCTCAAGCTGAACTCCTGTGATGTAGAAAGTTGCTCCGTTTGTGCCGACTACGGATGTTGCTCCTGTGGCTGAAAATAGTTGCGAGCCAGCCCAAGCACCAGCAGTTCCACTATAAGTAGAGCCTGTGCCAAGACTAAAACGCAAGCAAATTCCACCGCTATTAGTTCCGTTATTCCAAGAACCACTTGTATCGCCAGCAATAGTAATTGTTTCGTATTCCCAAGTATTTGCTGAATTGATAGTGTAAGTAAATGGGTAAGAACGATTTAAACTGTAATTTGTAAGTGTTCCACCAAAAGTGCCAGTTAATGAACTACGCACCCAAAAAGATAAGGTAACTGTTTTAGCGTTAGCAGTTCCCCACCCCAAATCAGCAATATTAAATCCTTCAATTGTTTGAACAATTTGATAATTATCAGTTGCGCCTAAAGATGTTGCTGCAGTTGAAGTGCATCCAAGATAATCTGTAAATCCAGCAGGAGGTGTTACTGCGCCAGCATCTTGCTGAATAGTAAATTTTGAACTAACACTTGCAACAGATTGCCACCTATCAAGTGTATAAAGATTTGCTGTTGTAGCAGTAACACTGGCACCAGCATTACGCTGGTCAATCACCATTGCACCATTGATGATGCGATTCTTCATATTAACGGATGGAGTTACCGCATTAGCAGTAATTGTTCCGTTATACATTGGGGTCTGTATGCCAGTATCCCCATTTAGCGTGATAGGCATTATGCTAACTCCTCATCTGTTGGTCGTGGCAAGGTTGGGTGTTCCCACTTAGCAATGTAATCGCCTTTGCCGTCTGAATCGTTTTGTAGAGTAATTACAGTCCAAAAGTCTTTGTCAGTCAAAGATGGGTATAGTTGTTTGATTTTTTCGTATAAAGTCATCATGCTCTCCGAATTAAACAACCATTCATAAATGAGTCAGAAGTTGTTCCACCAACAATTTGCGGAGTTCCACCAGCCGTAATCCGCCCATATAATTCTATATAGTCAGTTGAGCCGTTTAAGTAAATAACTCCGCTTACTGCCGTTAAAAAATCATTAAATTTAGAGCCTTCACCACCAAAATTTAAAGTTGCTCTGTGATATATAGAGCCATTTTTATAAATTGCTACTGAACCTGCGGTGTCATAATCAGTAGTGTTTGAGCAATAAATTCCAGCGTTAATTTGATAATAACCTTCAACAGTTGGGGTAAAACGATAATTGGTTGTTGGGTCAAAGTTACTATTAGTATCAAACACTTCTGTATTTAATTGAGCCTTAGTCCAAGTTGCTGATGATATACTTTGGCTTGCACTCATGTAAGCACTAAACGCTGGCATATTACCGCTAACCATTGCTGTGCCTGTTACCGATGGAACAGTAACTAAGTTACCAGTACCTGATGCTAACTGTAATACACCTGAGTTGTCAGCAGAACTAACAAGTCCATTGGCAGTTGTAGCTGTAATAATTGAAGCCATTATGACACTCCCTTCGGATACTTAGCTTTGACCGCCAAGCAGTCAGCAATATATTTATCAATCTGTGCTTGATCACCCTTTACTACACCATCAATGTAATCGGTGATAGGTGGGTATTCTGCGGCTCGTTTAGCAATATAAGCATGAGCATCTACATAAGCCTGTACTGCATCTTTATCGTATGCGACTTCGTTGCCGTTTGCATCGTAAGCGACATCGCCACGAATAACAGTAACTTGTGGATATAGTTTATGAATTGCATCAATAAAATAAATCATCCTGCAATCTCCATTAATGTAATTGTTGCCATACTATTTGCAGTAGGGCCATTGTTTTGTACAACAAACGAACCTCCACTATTGTAAGGTCTTGCTTGTGTTTTATATGTTGTTGAAGAAGTTGTTGCTGGAGAATCTAAAAAACTTGCTGTAAATGTTGAATAAACATCTTGACCAACAGGACTATAAAATACATAAGGCCCAGTTGAATCACTATTAACTGTTGTCAGGGCTGTTGAGCCACGCAGCAATATAATTCCTCCACCTGTTGCTGCCGATGTATATCGATATGGTTGGTAAACCAAAACCAATATTTTGCTACTAGAGCTTGATGGTGTAATTGATGCAGTTAAAGTTGTGTCTGTATAAGTTGTTCCAGTTATTGATGTTGATGTTGTAGTTGTTGCTGTAACTACCTGAATCACATTACCAGCTTTAGGTGATGTAGTCGTAAGAACTGTTCCTGTAACTGCTGGCAAAGTTAATACAGTAGATCCAGCAATCGCTGGTTCTTGTAATGTAATGCTTCCGCTAGTTGAACCTACTAAAACAAGAGACATAATTTATTCCTTATAGAATTAACCAACGCACACCAGCATTAACTGTGACCGCAAATCCGCTATTAATAGTGATAGGGCCAACAGACATACTAGGATAGGTAACAGTAATATTTTCCGCTATGGTAGATGCGTTGTAAGCAATTGCTTTAGGGTTTGCAGTTCCAAAGTATTGACCAGCAGCTACACCAGTTAATCCTGATCCATCACCCACAAAAGCTGTTGAACTTAAAGTTCCAGTAGAAGGGTTGTATTGAAGCTTGGTAGAGCTTACATTTTCACCAGTAATTGTTCCGCTTGTAGCACTTGTAAAGGTTATGTAACGAGTTGCGTTAGTAGTTGTATCGTCTGTAATGGTAATTCCGCTTGCTGGAAGCGCTTGCCAAGTAGGAGCAGAAGCGCCATTGGAAGTTACTACATATCCAGCAGTTCCTGTAGATCCAGCCAAAGATAAAGTGTTGTTAAACCTTAAATCGGTAAATGTTCCAGCTAAAGGAGTTGTTGCGCCAATAACTGTGTTATCAATAGTTCCTGCATTTATGTCGGCAGTATCAGCAACCAAACTATCAATATTTGCTGTTCCAGTAATAAACAGATTTCTCCATTCATGACCTGTTCTGCCTAAGTCATAAGCATTATCAGTTGCTGGATCAAAATCAGAATTTATACGAGCAACAAAATTAACTGTGTCTGTATTACTGCTTCCAAAGGTTGTATTGTCATTAACAGTAAGAGTTGTAAATCTTCCTGTATTCGGAGCTGTGTTTCCAATAGTGGGAGGGCTTGAAAGGTCTAAAGTTCCGCCTAATGTAAGGCTTCCGCTTGTAGTTACTGTGCCAGTTAAAGTCAATCCATTAACTGTTCCTGCTCCGCTAACTGAAGTTACAGTTCCAACTGTAGGAGTTGCCCAAGATGGAACTCCTGAAGCCAAAGTAAGAACTTGACCATTTGAACCAGTTGCTAAGAATGTCGTTGTTCCACTAGAAGTTTGATATGGAACATTTCCACTAGCTCCACCAGTTAAGTTAGTAGCTGTAGTTGCTGAATTAGCTGAAGTAGCAGTTGCAGCGTTTCCTGTAATAGAACCAACAATAGGATTGGTTACAGTTAAATCTCCAAGAGTTCCAAGACCAGTAATGCCAGTATAAGAACCACTTAAACGAGCAGAATCAATCGTTCCGCTAGTAATTTGAGTTGCGCCAATAGCTATATCTTGCTGACTTGCAGAAGTTGCTTGACCTTGAGCATTTATTGCTAAAGTTACAGTTTTGCTTGCTGAACCATAAGATCCATTAGTAACACCAGTATTAGTAATGCTAAATACACCAGCATTTAGGCTTAATCCAGTTCCAGCGTAATAAACAGAAGATACGCTAAAGTTAGCCCAATTAAGAGCAGTAACTCCAAGAGTTCCACCTTCTTGAGCTAGGCTATACCATGCAGAATAGGCTTGTGAGCCTTCTTCTACAAATACTATAGCACCTACATATTCTTCCCAATTATCAGCTCCTACAGCGTATTCCCATGCTCCTGATCGGACTACATAAATGCCATTGTCTTTAGATAGGCTTTGGTCTTTAACAAGAATCCTATCTCCATCAGTCAATGGAACAGCATCAATAGTCTGAAAACCTGATAACGAGGCAATATTTGCTAAAGAAGCAGCTTTTACTGGTTGCTTCCAACTTAATCCAGCAGCGTAATAATCTACATACTGTTTATTGGCAATTCCTGTAGCAGTTGTAGGCGCTACAGAAACATATCCTGAAGTGAAGTAAGCAACAGCAGGACTTGTTACACCAATAGTAGTGCTATTAATGGTGCTGTTGGTAATGTTAAGACCTGATTGATTAGGATCAGGAATAGCATAAAACGGCTTATTTTGACCAATAAAAGTTTGAAAATTACCTTGAACATCAAAATAAGCCTGAACAGGCAGTAGATTCTGAACTGTTGAATCTGATGGATTAGCCATAAAGCATCCCTTTAATTTTTAAGACTGATTCCCAACTGGAGTTATATAAACAAGAGCAGGGCCTGTTGCCGAACCAATAGCAGATACTTGGAAGTTATTTGCTGGAGTAGCTAAAACAATAGGCTGAGTCATCAAGGGAGGCAATACAAAAGAACCATTAGTTCCATCAACAGGAAGCGTTGCTGTAGTAGCAGTAATTCCTATAGGAGAAATCTCAATAGCTACTGAATTAGCTCCAGCATTTAAAAACGCTGCGTAATTGACTTGATTATTGCCAACTGAAGAAACAGTAACAGCAGCATGAGCTGTAGCTCCTACCGATAATGCTGTAGTCTGCGCTTGTAATCGCAAAACGATAGTATTAGACATGATTTGTCCTTAAATTGCAGCAAGTTGTTGCCACTTAGAACCATCAGACATCCACAATTTACCAGTTCCAGTAGCGTTAGAAGTAACGGCTAGGCTATTAGCAGGAGCTGTAGTAGTGGTTACATTGTCAGTAATAGCAATATCAAGAGCTAAAATTTCGACTAAACCAGTTGTAAGAGTAATGCTGTCAAGCTGAGGATCTGCGAAAGCTACACCTAGAGCTTTAGTATTTGAGGTCATGTTTTTTCCTTTGCAAAGAGGGTTGAACTACTATCCCATTATCCTATTTTTTTGTAAATATTCAATAATATTAACGATTTCTTAGCCAATCTCCGAAATGACCAACAAAAGTTTTATTTCCTGTATGACCCATTTTAATTTCAGGATCACACCAAACCTTACCACCTAATTTGCTCCACCTAAAACAGAATGAATAATCTTCTCCGTATTTCTTATCTCCATCAGCAATGTGAGCAAAAAGGTCATAAAACAAATTGTCTTTAGCTCCATCATGGAAATATTGCTCAGGATAGGCTTGAATCATTTGTTCCAAACAATGCCGACTAATTTTCATAAATCCAGTAGGAATGGCAGCGACTTCTAGCAAACCAGTTACAGGATCTGCCCAAAGTTCAGGTTTATCTAGGTATTTAATTGGAAAGCCTAGTTCATCAATTCGATAAGGGTAAATTCCACCGACTAGATCAACTTTATGATCCACAAGTCGTAAAAGAGCGCCTTTTTCCCATGCTACATCTGAGTCTACAAAGACTAGGCAATCAGATTCTGTCTTAAGGAAGTTAGAGGCTATAGCGCCTCGGCAATCGGCTATATAAGCGCTTCCTATGTCATCAATAAGGGTAAATGTATCTCCCCTAGAAACAAGCATTACAAGATCGTTTACCAAGGATCTCATAGTTGCCATATAGACCGAGCCTGTATAGGCTGGAATAGCGATAGTTATGTGCATTTCTTCCCTTCACAAAAGAAAAAGCCCACCCCTTTTGGGAGTGAGCTTTGATTTACGACATGATTAGGCTGTTACACCAATGTTCTGCAATGCAGTAATGATGCTATTAACTGCTGTAGAAATTGCTGTTCCTGTAGCGTTTGTTGCAATTGTAGTAATTGCAGCAGCTTGCACTACTGGAGTTTCGCCATAAAAGCCGATTTTTCCACCTGCAATCCCTAAAGCAATACCATCTACGGCATTACCATTAAAGAGATAAAGTTCTGATACTGTTGATGCTGGTCCTGGATTAGCCATGATTTATTCCTTTCGTTAGCTAAAAAATTAAGATGCGATACGGCAAGCCAACTCAGGATAGAGAGGCGCCCAGCCATATAGAACATCCAAACGAGTTGGGATTGAGTCGTTGTTGATGGTGTATTGACGAACCACACGCATTGACAGACCAATTTCCTTGTCGCTTGCTCGACCAGCAAAATGAACACCTTCAGGCAACTCAAGATCGGCTACTGCGAGAGTAAACGCATTCTTGTGCATGAGGATATTTTGTGGACTAACAGTTCCTGAGCTATTGAAGAAAGTTACAGCTTGTGCGCCTGAACTTGTTACGCTGATGTTTTGGAACTGACCAGCGCTGATTGGAGCAGGAGATACATTGACTGTAATAGTTCCACCAGTTCCACTAACAGCAGTATTAACTACGAAATTACGCAGTTTGCCGTAAGACTGACGATTCTGTGGGTTTACACCGAATACACCAGCAATAGTGAAAGTATCACCTTGATTTAGGCTAACTGTGTTAGTCAAAGTCAAAGTAATGTTGGCATTGGAAGCCCAACCGCTAGTCAAGAAACCAGTAGCTGTAGTTACATTGACTGTAGCTGTTCCAGCGAATGATCCGTAAGTTTGGTTCACAATGTTCTGATCCATCTTCCAGTTCATACCACCTGAATCACGACCCATTAAGCCTTTACGATACTGAGCAGAAATAGCTTCTTGTGGAACAAACAGACCCTTCAAGCTATCAACAATCGTTGCGCTTGAGAATGGATCAATAACAACTGCTCTGCGACCATCACGAGGAGCGCCTTCAGAATCAAGGTAAGCACCAGCGTTCAAGAAGGTAATAAGACCAGTTGGAGGAGTTCCAGCCGTTCCTACAGTATTGTAGGTGCTGTTTTTAGCCATTGTTAAGCCATCTAAGTCAATCTTGTTGGCGATAGCAGCAACTGCTGGTTTCAAAACACGATCCGAGAACATATCCAAGCTCAATGCCAAATCCTGAGTAGTGAACTGTGTATCCACATGGAACTGGGTTGAGAGGGTTACAGGAACTGAAGTTTCGTTAAAATCTTCAACATTCAAGGCAGGGCCTGTCGTTCCAATAAAGCGACCAGGTCTACGGACATTGACTGTGTTACCAATCTTTGCACCGACTACAGCAAACTGATCATCATAGTTACGATCTACTTCAGATGTAAAAGTTAATTCGTTTTCCAAGACCATCAACGCTTCGTTGGTGATCTTGCTAATGGTTAATAAGGTATTACTCATTTTCTCTTTTCCTTAAA